TCGCGGCGAGGCGCAGGACCTCGAGCTGCCGGCGGGTCAGGGTCCGGGACGATGCCGGGGCGCTCACGCCTCACCCCCGGCAGCAGGCTTGGGGCTGTTGTCGACGAATGACTCCAGCGGCTGGGGCGAGTTCGCGACCTCCAGCAGCCAGTCCCCATGGCACGGGTCACCAACCCGGCACCAGCACATGAGCGTCTTCCCGGCGAGCTGCTCCCGGATCTGGCGCAGGTACCCGATGTCGTGGGCGTAGGAGTTGCAGTAGCTGTCGACGGCCTGCTGAGCGGTGAGCGGCGGGTGCGGGCGGCGGTCGATCCAGCCACCGGGCAGAACAGTGTGGCCGGTGGAGCCGACCTTCCACCAGTTGCCCCACTGGGAGCCGCGGCCGACGTGCACGGCGCCTTCGGGCTTGCGCCAGCCCTTGGTCCGCTTGCGCTGGATTCGGGCGGGCTTGGTGTCAGACATCAGGGTTCTCCTTCGGGGTTGGGTTGATCAGCGGGCAATGAACGGCGCGGCGGCGACGACCGCGCCCACGACGGCAGCCGTCACCAGCCACGGGACAAGACGACGCAGGACTGGCATCACTGCCGGTTGGTGAGGTTCGCGGGGATCTGGGGTGGTCATGCGGCGTCCTCGTCGTCTTCGCCGCGGCAAGCCCACGGCGAGCAGCCCCGCTCATCGGCCTCCGCCTCTGCTTCTGCGTCAGCAACCTGGTCAAACACGTCGGTCTGCCGATTCGCCCACTCGCCGCGGGTCACCCGATCGACCGGAGCCACGGAGAGCGGCAGCCGGGAGCGGTGCAGGAACGCCTCCCCGTCCAGGGGCTGGCCGTTGGCAATAGCGCGTGCATTGCCATGCCGGATCTGCTCGTCGAACGCGACGGCGTCGGCCCACTCGGCAGGGCGCTCATCGCGCATCTGCCGCCAGCGGGCGTTGCCGGTGTACGGGCAGCCGATGCAAGCCGACTTCGGCGTCTGCGCCCACCCCCGCCCAGTCAAGTACCGAATGCAGTCAGTGCGCGTCCAGCCCAGTTTCGACCGGCCGCTACCCCCCGGCAGGAACAGCAGGGGGAAGGCGCTGCGCATGTACTGCACGTCGTCTGACATGCGGGATGCCCGCGATGACTCGTCGGAACTGATACCGATCCACTGCTCGACGAACACGCTCTTCGGTATGGGCGCCGGGTGCGGGTAGCCGAGGAGCCGTCGCACCTCGGCTTTGATCGGCTTCACCTTGTACTCGGCCGTACAGGCGCGCCGCATCATTCCGAGGCCACCGCCCTGGCCACGGACATACAGCGGGATTTGCGCGAACCTCGCCTGAGGGTCGAGGGCGTCGTTGCGGATGTTGCCGGTCGACACTCGGGCGATCGGGATTCCGGCGGGCTGGGCAACCTCGTGCTCCAGCCGGTCGAGGTGGGCGTAGACCGCTGTGGGTTCCCACCCGGTGTCGGCGAACACGGCCGCGTCCAGCTTGGGCAAGCGGCCCTCGGCGGCGAGGAGAAGCAGGGTCGTGGACTGCACCCCAGCGCCGAGGCTGAGGATGCGCAGAGTCGGGGCGGTCATCAGGAGGCCTTCCTGGCGGTGGGGTGGGCAGCGGGATGAGCTGGCGCGGTGTTGCAGCGGCACCGGCAGGCGCCTCCGGCCGAGCAGTCCCCGCAGTCCAGGCACGTGTCATGCCAGCAGTGCCCGCAGGCGAACGCGGTGACCCGGGCGCAGGTGCAGGGCGCCATCGTGGCGATCGTCATCAGCTGGCCTTCCGGGTTGGTTGTGCGGCGGCGGGGCGGTGGAGTTCGGAGTAGGCGGGCAGCAGCCGGGCCGTCGCCCACTGGTGGCCGCAGGTGCAGCGGTAGCCGTGGAGGATCTGGTCACCGCGGTGCCGGGTCGCGGCTGGCGGTATGTCGCGGGTGCAGCAGCGCGGGCAGGAGTCGGTCACGAGGCCCTCCGCTGCCGCTGGCCGGCCGGGGTGCAGCCGCACTCGCAGACGAAGTCACCGGACGGGCTGCCCGCGGCGAGCCAGGCCCGGTACTCGTGCACGGCCCGGCGCCACGCCTCGGGCGGTACCGGAGCGGTGGGCGCCGGCGGCCGGGTGCCGACTGGCCAGGATCCGGGCGGCCCTTTCGGCGGTTCCGGCTCGGGGGAACGCTCCGTCATGGGACGCTTTACGGGGCGGCCGGCGAGGGACAGCAGGAATGCCTTCAGGTCGCCTTCCGCGCGCATCAGGGCGATGTCCTCGGGGTCGATGGCCGTCATTACGACTGCGCCATATCGACAAATCGGGCATAATGCCCCTGAAATGCCACTGTGATCTCAGCAGTTGGCCCCCCGCGATGCTTGCCAACTAGAAGATCCGCCTCACCCGCCCTCGGGGAATCCTTCTCGTAGGCATCCTCCCGATGCAGCAGGATCACCATGTCGGCATCCTGCTCAATCGCCCCAGATTCCCGCAGATCAGACACCAGGGGCCGCTTCTCAGTGCGCTGCTCGGGCCCACGATTGAGCTGGCACAACACCACGATGGCGATGCCGAACTCCTTGGCAAGCAACTTCAACGCCCGGGACATCGCCGCCACCGCGACCTGCCGAGACTCGGCACGCGGCGCCTGCATCAACTGCAGATAGTCGATGATCACCAGCCGCAAGTTCTCGGTACGGACCAGATGCCGCACCTGAGCCCGGAGCCCGGGAATAGTCAGCAGCGGCGAGTCGTCGATGTGCAACGGCGCCGGAGCGATCTTGGCCGAGGCACGCGCCATCCTCGCGACGCCCGCATCATCAACAGACCCCGACTTCATGTGGTGCAGAGCCACGCGGGACTCCGCGCAAACGATGCTGTTCGTGACCTCATCCGCGCCCATCTCCAGCGACCGAATCAGCGTGCAAATCCCGTTGTCGATGGCCGCCGCCCGGCCCATCCCGAACGCAAACGTGGATTTGCCCATCGCAGGCCTCGCCCCGACGACGATCATCTGACCGGCGGCGAGACCGCCGTTGGTGAGGGCGTCCAAGTCGAGGAACCCCGTGGGAATCCGGTCGCCCTTCGCCGGCTTGGTGACGGCGCGCTCGAGAGCAGCACCCAGCAGGTCACCAACCAGCGCGGTCCGCGTGGCGCGTTCGGGCCGCACGATGTCATCGAGGGCCGACTGCAGCGCAGCGACGTCGGTGTCCGCGTCGAATGCGGGGCTCATGCCCTTCAGGCGCGCTTCGTGGCCGAGTGCGACGACGCGGGCGGCGATGCCTGCCGCAGTGATTTTGTCGGCGTACCAGGCCGCGGCGCCGGGCTGAGCGTGGGAGTACAGCTCTGCGAGCTGCTCGCCGTTGAGCGGCACGATGGGCAGCGAGCCGTCAGCACGCCAAGCCCGCAGCTGCCGATCCACGGCATGCCAGCGGATCTCGCCTGCGGTGAGGGTGGCGCGGATCTCTTCGACGGCGTACCAGATCCAGCGGTAGCGGTCCTCGCTGAAGTCGGCCGGGTCGAATTCGCCTGCGAGTTCGTCGATGAGGTCAGGCCGGGACATGACGGACGCAGCGACGATGCGTTCGGCGTCGAGGGCATTGGGCCGGCCGGACTGGTCGGGGCTGACATTGTCGGTGAGGGGGGCGTCCCAGAGGTTGGTCATGCGACTTCACCGCCCTTGCGGCGGTCGTTGCCGTCGAGGAGGAGAACGCCGCCGCGGCACATCTCGGCGAGGCGCGACGCGACCCGCTCGCCAACGACGTGACTGATCTGGTTCGGCAGCACATCGCAGGTGATGAGCACGGGCCGGCGGTTGATGTACCGCTCGTCGAAGATCTCGTACAGCCGTTCCTGCGTCCACCCGGTCGGGGAGACACGGGCTGCGGCCAGGTCGTCGATGAACAGCAGGTCGGCTTTCTGCAGGGTGCGGATGAGCGTCTTGGGGCTGGCGCCTTCGCCGTCGGGGCGGAGAGCGTCGAACAGGGCCGTGGAGCGCCACGTCTTGATGATCGGCGTACCTCGGTAGGCGTTGAGGAAGCGGCGGCCGATCCAGCGGCGGGATGCTTGCCATGCGGTGTGCGTCTTGCCGACACCGATCGAGCCTGTGAGGAACAAGCTGGCAGGGGATCCCGGTTCGTTGTCGGCCCAGCGTTCGGCGTTGGGGTGCAAGGCGATCTGCTCCTGGTAGATGGCGGGGATGCGGGCGGTGAATGCGTCGATGGCGGCTGCGCGGCGTTCGAGGAGCCAGGACTCGCGTGGGTTGGGGTCAGCCGAAGCTGAGGGCATCAGGGAGCTCCTCTTCTGGGATGTCTCGGGGTGCCGTCGGCGGGCCGACTGGTCGGCGCTTGCGCTGCTCGGTGACGGCTTGCCGGCGGAGGGTTTCGTACTTGGCGCGGAGCTTGGCCGGGCTGAGGATGTGCGCCTGCCAGAAGTCGTCGGCGTGGGCCCAGTCGATGGCAGCTATGGCCTGATCGGCTGTCACGTCGTCGCGATCGAGCATCAGCCGGGTGTCGGTGCGCCACTTGTCGCTGATCCTCGGTTTCTTGCCGCCGCCTTTTTCGATCACGGCGGCCAGGTGCTGGCAGACGCGCTCGACGTCGGGGCGGGGAGGGGGATCGTCGGATGCCGAAGGCTCCGAATTTCCCTCAATTCCTTTTCCCTGCTCCCTGCTCCCTGCTCCCTGCTCAGGGCGGAGGGTCTCCGGAGGACTCTGGACGTCC